CTCGGCCATAATATCTCCGTTGTGTTGTTTGATGAAGGCGGACACAAAAAATGTGTCCGCCTTCGTTATTTGCTACGGCGTTAGGCCCTGTAGGACAACGCCCACATGAGCATCGTCATCCGATGCATACGTAGTGTAACCCACCAAAGGCTCAGTTTCAGCATCCTTCAACTGAACATGGCCAGCGTCACTGTCGGACAGCGTAGTATTTACTCCAATAGCAAGAGCGCCATCACATGAAATCAAGGCGATTCCAGCAGTCTGGAACCATCCATAGTAATTGGCGGTAAATGCAATTGGAGAAACCCCAGCAATAATATAATCCGCTGTGCCAACAGCAGCTCTCAGGTTATACCACAGTCCACCGGTAATTGCGATGTCAGACGCAGTAGTCAAGGTGACTTTGATCGGATCATACAGTTCAATGTCTACCTTGCCAGCGGTCGTAAATGCCGTCGCACTATTGCTTTTGATTCGATACTGAATCCCCTCGCCAGTGCCATCTCCTCCATCATTGGCGATTTGCAGATATGCCCCGGCATACTGGTCCTTCGTTATGCTTCCGAGGGTAATCTGGAGCTTCGACGAACCAGCCGCAGGAGAGAATCCGTTAGCGGCAGCGATTACGATATTATCTGTTTCGACCAGACAGGTAGCCGAAACATCTTGGGAAACTAATTCAGCAGCGTTGATAGCCGCAGCGGTATACCCGTAACGAAAGCACCGTCCATCTGCAAACTCCAACTTCTCACCAATAGCAAACTTGGCAGTCGAAGACTCTGTATAAATGCCCTGGCCAGCCTTGCTGCCAGTTCCGTCACCACCAACACGATTGGTGATGAAGTTGTGATTCAAATAACTCATCATACATCCTTTCCCCTATGGGCAGGGTGTGAACCCCCATTGGCTTGGGGGCAAGGTTATTAGGCCAGATCGTACAGCACGCCCTGACGGCGTCTGTTGTTGGTGACCATCTGCGCGCCAAATACGACAAACGCAACACGGGCCAACTGGTTGGACGGCTCACGGAACGGGGTCTTGGCGAAGTTCTTGCCAGCCTGCACCTTGAGCTTGAGATACTTCGTGTTCAGGAAGTACATGTTGTCCGCAGTGCAGTCGCGGTCGGCGATGACCGGAGCGCCTCGGTACGTTACGTCGCCTTCAGCGCCGATTCCGAAATTGGGACCAGACCGATCACCCTTCGACACAAATCGCGTCATGCCGGAACCTTCAAAAACAGCCTCGAAGTTCCCGTAGTGGGTGAAAGATGTGACGATCAAGTCCGGCTTATCATTGCCCTCAGAGCAAGCATTCCACATGATGCCCATGGCAGTGATACCTTCAAACTGGTCGGTTTGCTTGGTCAGGAACGATGTGCTGGACGCGGAAAGCTCACCGGTGCCACTGTTAAAGTCGCCCCGCTTGTTGTCCCACCATGTATTGGTGGACTGCGAGATGCCGCCGAGCGTGGTTCCCGTGGACTCAGCACAGATGTCCTGCAGGCCCAACATGGACTTGCCAGTCTGCGAAGCGAAGATTGCGGCGTTGACCGTGTCGAACGACTTGGTCATCGCCTGCTTGCTCTTGGCGGTAATTAGTTTCGTCGAACCGGCCTTGCGGGATTCGGCGTCCTCTGTGTCGGAGATGACAACAGAAGTGGCGTTGTAGCGGAACTGATAGAAAGCCGCCGTGATCCCATCGACCGCGTTGGTCGAAAGCACGTCGAATCCATCGAACCACTCAGAAGAACCAAGACCATACATCAAGTCTTCCTGGATCTCCTTACCGCCTGTCTCGACTTCCATGACTCCGGCTTTGCGGAATCTCCCAAGAGTCGGGTAGGAATCACTGATATTGTCGGTGAGGCGCTTGCGATGCGCCCTCATCGTCAGTGTCCACGCCGCATCCCAGGTTTCACTGGTAGTTGCAGCAACCATGGCTTAGTATGCCTTTGTTGTCTACTTCATGGAGTTAATCCAAGTTTTCTCAACTCGGAAGCAAGTTGTTCCTCAGATAAAGCTCCCTGCTCCGAATCAGCAGACACTGGCGACGGCGGGGTCAACGACCCTGTGGCGGTGCGGCGAACGTTGTCCTCTTGCTCTTTCAGCTGTGCGCTTTGCTGTGCGGAGATCCCGTGGATCAACTCGTACGCCTCAGTCGGCGTATAGTTGAGGCCCGTAACCCTGTTCTGCACACCAGTTAACGCATTCACCTGGTCAGCACTCTGGTCAATGTCGGGATACTTCTCCCGAGCTTGACTGGCTGCTGTATTGGCGGTCTGGGTTGCTCCGTTGGCCATGTGGAGAGCAATACGCCGAACAAACTCAGTGAGTTGCGCGACCTTCTCCGTCTGTGCCTCCAGTTCCTTGCCAACCGTCATTTTCGAGACTTCACTGATCACGTCCAACGAACGCTGTTCGTCTTGGTCCAGTGTCGATCTCAAAGAACTTAAGGGGTCAGGCTCCTCTTGTGGAGGAGTCTCCAACCGATTCACACGCTCCTCAAGGCGCTGTTGCTGGTGCGCCTCTAACTCACGGCGGTGACCTGCCAAAGCCTGCATCCCTTGGGTAAACCTACCCTTGAGTTGCTTGGCCAGTGGCTGTAATTGTGCAGGAAGGGAGTCCACGTCCACGTCCCCGATATTATTGGGGATCTCGGCGGGTCGCTCCGGGGCGTCCTTATCGGTCGTTCTCGCTTCCGTGGCACCGGCAGGCAAAGACTCATCATCGACGGGCGCTGCTTCGACTGCTGGGGCGTCTAAATCGGCACCCAAGTCGATCAGTCCGTCGTTCGTAGTCTCTTCTGCCGCAACCTCTTGGCTCGAGTCCGTCTGGACAAGTTCAGTCATCTGATACTCCTATTCGAGGTGTGCTGGTCAATCTGACCAGCTACTATCCGCATGGGGTTTTCGGGGACCGGGGTCATCTTTAATATGACATCGGCTCCCGCCGACAGGGTCAGCACCTTCCATGACCCCTAACTCCTTCATCACGCGCTGTTTGTGGGCGTAATCCTTTACGACCACTCCAAGTCCCGGCTCATACTTCCCATACATACTGCTATGGTCAGAATGAATGTGGTTCTGCCGTCGCCCGATCAACACATGATCAGAAGTTTCACCGCAATGCGGACAAGCTCTCGTCGGAGTTACAGACTCCTTCTTCTCGAAGAATACATCGATTTCGTCTTTTCCGCAAGATTCGCAGTGATAATCCTCAAGGCGGGGATGTGACCCGCCTCTCATGTTGATTTTGTATGCCATCCAGAAAAGTTCCTTTCAGGTTACGGGCGTTGTCCAGATGCGAGCATTTCAATTCTGATTCCTGTCAATGGCGGCAACTGCTTGCGATGTCTCCTGGGCCGAACTTCTGACAGCAGAGTCTACCTTGCTCAACTGCTTCCGAACCGTATCCAGGCCACCCGCGTCTGACAGGTTGCCTACTCGAGCGGGAGCCGCCCCGCCGCCTGCCATCTGCTGCAGGGCCTGTTGGTGCTGCTGCATGTGCTGATCGAGGGCGGGAGCAATTTGCTGTGCCAGTAGAGGATTCTGCTGAACCAACTGCTGCCACTGCGGTGTCTGTGGCACCTGTCGATGAACCTCCATGTGCGCCCTGTGGTTCTCCTGTGGGTGAACCTGAACGTTCTGTCCCGACAGAAAGAGCATGTTCTCGTATTCCGCAGTGCGCTTGGCGTCGAGGTTTGCGGCACCGCCGATCAGCTTGTCCTGGTTGGGAACACGAAAAGCTCTGAGTAGATGTTTGATCGACTCGATGCGAGGGATCTCAGGCAGCTGTATCATGTGCCCGAACAGCGCAAGAGCGTCCTCTCTTTCAAGCTCCTCGAACATCGGCTTCATTGAGCCTGCCTCTACGTGGACCCGGAATCTTGCCTGGAGCATATCAGACCGAACCACTTGGAACACAGGGTCATCTTCACCTTGTGCTGTATTGACGAGGAAGGACTTTGGCTCGTACCGCTTGTCCCCCATGATACGAACCATGTTGTAGGAGATGTCCTCGAAGACCTGTGCAACCTGGTTCTGCATCCAGTCTCGGTTTAGCTGTCCAAAGGATGCAGTGAGAGCCGCTTGCGTGGCCGTAACCCTGCTTCCTCCTCCCATAGCCATCTGGCTGACGGCGAGGATTTGTTCCTCGTAGGCGCGAAGGTCGGACTCGAGGCCCAACTGATCTGCAGGCGGAGTGGCTTGAGACATTTCTGCGAATGCGTTGTTCACGTCATTCACCCAAACGATCTTGCCGTCCTTGCCCTGCTCGATGTCGTCGCCCACAGTGGGGTTCTCTGTCTGCTCTGCCTTCTGGCCGAGAATGACACGGGCGTTTCTCTTGGTTCCTGCGGATCGACGGGAGAGTGACTCCACGATCCCTTTCTGTGTGTCCTCGGCGTAGGCCATCATCGGCACACCGTAAGGGCCTTCGTGAGTCATGTCGAGCGTCAGTTTGATATAGGGCGTCCCACCCGATACCAGATACCCGCCGGTGGGTTGGAACTGACCGGTCACTCTTTCCTCTCCATCAATGGGATCGATGGCGATTTGTGACTCACCAGCAAGGAAGGGATGCGGGATCTCTTCGATGGGTTGCTCAACGCCCTGGGCGAAGGTGATCCTCTTTTTGTGCAGGCGGTCGTGGACCTCGCGCAACTGGACGTAGCCACCTTCCTGTTTGGCCCTCTCGATCATCTGCTGCTGCTCGTCGCCATCATCTCCATTGGAGTCTTCCCAGTCGGAAAGCATCCCGTCGAGATCTTCCGTCGTCAGCGGTTTGATCTCGTTCTTGTGCTTAAACCGCTTGTCCTTCTGCACGAACTCGTTCGGCACCAGCATTTTCTCGTAATCGAAGCGCGCTTGGCCGGGGTCGTGGGGCGGAGTCATTACATCAGTGTAGAAGTTGAATGGACTCACTCGGGCGACATAGAACATGCCGTTCTGCATCACGTCATTCGCTACGTAGGGGGCGACAATATCATTGTCCCCGATAGGATTAACGCCGCACTTGAGGATGCCCTTGTAGCAATAGAGGGAGTCGAAGGTCATCTGCTGGACGTGGCGCTTGGCGTGAATCAATCCCAAGCCATCGTTCACAACGCGCTCAAGAATCTCTGTCTGGAATTGACTATTGTTGTCTTCGACGCGCATGAAAACGCGGGGGTTCTGGAACACCACTGAGGCGATGATCTGGCGCGTAAGCGGATAGAACCGTGAGATTTTTTTCTGGTCGCCATCAGCGATGCCGAGATCATCAAAGTCCAGTTCATACAGTTTGATGAGTCTACGCCACATTGCGTGGTGCTTGACCATATACTTCTCGGTCGTTTCAAAGGTCTTGGTCCAAAACTGCAGTTGCTTGGGCGTCATGCGGTTTTCCTTGCTGGCAGACTATCCAACACGTTGCCTCCGTAGAACGGGTTCCGCACGGCGTCATGTTTGGGCAGTGATGGTCGATAGATGTGCATCATCGCGTATCGGAGTTCATCGGCTGCATGGTCGTCCGAATGCGTGTCCACATCTTCTGGGTTCGATGTCGATCTTGGTAGAGCGGGTAGTGTTCGAGTAAGGTTGTCGTTCCATCCTCCAAACACGTAAAACTTCTTCTTGGTCAGCGCATCGTTGATGACTCTCCATCCTGTGATGCGGTCGTTGTTCCCCTTGGTGAGATGCAATCCCTGCTCGGAGAAAATATCGTAGGGCGAGTGCGTCACCGCTTCCGTGAGCCTCCGCTTGGCCCACATCGATGGATCTGCATAAATCTGAGAAGGCGGTCGCCCACCCGTAAAAGGATTCGACTGGATCATCTTGTCGATCTCGTACGCATGGGTCGATGCAGCAGCGCCTGCTTGATAGTACTCACCGATACGATAGATGTTGCCGTCAAAGTCTATAGTGTAGAGTCCAAAAGAGGTAGGCGAAGCTTCGCCGTAGTCAAGCCCCCCGAACAGGGGCCATGAGTCGGGGACGGGAAACGAGGGGATGACGCACTCGTTGCTCCATGACGTGAAATACTGTCCGACAAAGGAATCCCAATCTCCTTCGAGCCACGCTTTGACCAGATGCTCATCTCCGACGCCTTTGAGTCGGTCGATGTATCCGGGGTCGGCAGCGAGCAGGATTCGGTTGTCTGTGACAAGGGATTTGATAAACATCCGAGGGTTAATGGACTGATCGTCCTGGATGACAACTTCGCCCTCGGGGGCAGGATCGATGAAGTATTCCTTGACAGCCTGGTGCCCCACTCCACCGGGGTTTCCTGTAGACCGAATCCGCATGTTCGCCACACCCGCGGTGGAGCGGAGGCAGGCTTTAAGTTTCTTGTAGGCTTCGAGGGAGGGCCAGTTGGGCAACTCGTCGAACGAGATCCAGGTATACTGGTGCCCCATGTAATGGTCTGCATCCCCGACGTTCTCCATGTGTCGCAGGCGAAGCACCACATCACCGGTTGCATGTGGTATGCGAAATTCGTGGACGCCTACTTTGTATTCAGTTCCGGGGAAGGCTTTGTAGAGTACTCGCTTGCCTTCTTCGACGACTTCATCGAGTTCGGGATAGGTTCGCCGGAAGACGATCCCTCTCCATGCGGAGCCGTTTTCTTGCACATCGGCTGCAAAGTCTCCCATAAGGAAAGAGGTCTTGCCTCCTCCTCTGGCTCCACCGAAAAACAACTCTTCGATGAACGCCGCCCGGATCGCCTTTTCCTGGGGTCCGAGTTGGGGTTTCCAGACTTCGTCAGGCAAGATTACTCAAAATTTCTTCGGAGGATCACTTCATTGGCCATTGAACAGAGTTACCTGTCAGGCCCCCCTTATTCTGGGTGCCCTTGAGCCAATTAAAAGCATCATCGATCGCTTGGCGAGCCATCAATGCCATATCGAGGTCGTCCTCATAATCTAACAAGTGGTGCCTCCATGCTTGCAGTTGGTGGGGGCCTTGCTTTTTCATCAAATCTGACAACAAGGGAGTGCCGAGAACCTCGTCTACGATGGCCTGCGCTGTTTGCCTCCCAGAGGGAGTTACCTTGCCGACAACTCCCTTGAAGGGTTTATCCGGCATAGCAGCGAGGGTGACCTCATCAGGCCGAATCGTGCCACCGAAATCTGCCGCCGGAAGATCAGTTTGTGCCATCAATTTAGCTTGCGGACGCTGTGGAAGACGATCCGCTCCTTTGCG